CTTTAGCACTCCTGTTGTTTAAATGCTAAAGATAGTATATTACTTTGCTTTAGCATAGTCAAGCACAGAGTGCTAATTTTTTAAGAAAATAAAATGATTGACTTACAATCATTTATTTCGACTACATTTTTGAGCATCTATCGCAAGAACAATCATTAAAACATAAAAAGCATCTTCGTCATGTTCTATTGTTAAAGAATATGTATCACTCATATGAAAGATTTCTTTATTAATTAAACCAATAATATTTCCTGAATAATCCACAATCTGATAATCCCATTCCCAAAAATTTCCTTCTATTTGCCAATCTTTATAATCTAAAATAAATTTAGGTTTAAAAAAAGTAAACTCTTTGGTAATTTTACCAATATATTCATCATTTTCATATAAAGCAAAACGTGGTAAAAACGTTAATATTTCTTCTTTGATCGTACCAATATGTTCACCATACTTATTATAAATAAAAAGTTTATGTCCAAAACTGAGTTGTCCTTTCACTGTATAGACAGTTTCCCCCTTTTCATCATATATATCATAACTGTCTAGCCATGAAAAAATACGCTGTTTAAATAATAGTTTCATAAGATTCCCTCCAATTATTTTAATAATGTCTATTTCTTCTTGCTTTTTCAATATCTATTACGGTTGTTAAAATGACGAAATCTAAAATATCTTCCTTTAAATCAACTGAAATATCATATGTATCTAAAATATTTCATGATCTTTTTTCAATTCTTCCAATAAGATAATCATTTTCATCTTTTACTTCATAATTATATTCAACATATTCTCCACCAACATTCCATTTTCTATAATCCACTAAAAAATAAGGAATAAAATAAGAAAACTCTTTTTCTACAGCACCAATATATTCCTCATTTTTATAAATAAAAAACCAGCTGATCTAGGATCTTCTTCAATCTTAGCAACAATATTTTCATGAGCATCATATATATAAAGTTGAAACATAATTGCCATTTTTTTTATAATATATAACCATTCATTATTTTGATTTGTTACATAAAAGCGAAAAATAAAAGATGGTTGTTGTTTAAATAACAGCTTCATCTAGCTCACCTCTTACCCTAATTGTAACAAAAAAACAACAACACAAGCAAAGCTTATTTTGTTATAAAAATTATAAGTATTTAACTGTTTCAGCCAATTCTTTTTTTAAATGATGATTAGGAAGTGGTTCCTTTTGATTTCCATATCCTAAATCCAACATCATAACAACTTCTTCATTTTCAGGTAAATCTACAGCTTTTTTCATTTCTTGAGGATTAAAGAAATTGATCCAACAACTATCAATTCCTGCATTATAAGCAGCCAACATTAAATGGGTGGCTACAATGGTAGCATCTTCAATTCCTGAATTTCTTTCATTACCTGGATAATCAAAAACATTGTTTTTATCATAAGCTACAACTAAAACAGTAGGTGCATGATAACGACAAGGTGTACATGCATCTATTTTATCTAAATATTCTTTTGATTGAACAACATAGATTTTTTGTTCTTGCGAGTTTTTAGCCGTTGGAGCAACTCTTCCTGCTTTCAATATTTCCATTAATTTTTCTTTTTCTATTTGTTGTGTAGAAAAATCTTTACATGAATATCTGTTTTGAATAACATCTTTAAATTCCATAATATATCTCCTTTTTTATTTTCTAATAAATATATTAAATATTTGAGTACATTTGGTAAAGAAAAATTATCAAATACTTGATGTTCTCTATAGAAAAAAGTTTACTAAATAACTTTAAAAATTTTTCTTACTTTCAAACTCTCCTCTTATCATGTTCTTACTTTTTATTGGTTTAATTTCTATATAAAAAGCCGTGGAGCTTCAAATTTTACGTAATTGGAACGAAGTCATCCACGACATATATATAATAGTATATATTTCAACTTAACAAAAGAAAAAACTGTTGATTTTTTATTTTTTTCAACAGTCTAAACAAATCATTTTATTTGATTTGCTTTTTCTTGCTTAGATATTAACTTATTAATTAATGATTTTTAAAACATCTTCTTCATTTGTAATATTAAATATATTCCGTGTTAATATATTTAGTTTTTCTAATGTTGCATTGGTTAGTTGTAATTCTAGATTATTTGAAATAGTTCCTAGTTTGATTTCTAATTGTTCTTTTAGTGTACTTCTCTTTTCTTCAAGTTTTCCTTCACTTCTACCTTCATTTCTAAATCCTTCTGCCATTCTTTCCATTCCTTCACACA